GGCCCGCGCCTTGACCTCCCCGTCGATGCACAGGTTGCCCACGGCCTTGCCGGTGTTCATGTTGTAGAACCAGGAATTGAGGATATAGTCGCACCCGATGTCCGCCTTGACCTGGGCCATGGAGCGCCCGCCGGCCTCCACCAGGGCCAGCCGGGTGATGCCGGCCCTGGGGATGACCGCGATATACTTGCTCATGCCGCGGCCTCCCACGCCTGGGGGTAGTCCTCGGGGGAGAAATTGGTGTCGCTCAGGCACCTGTAGGTCTTGCCGTCGGTGTAGACCATGTATTCCCCGGCCCGGTACATGTCGTGGGCGCCCTGTACCGGCACGAAGGGCCGGGCGGTCTCCGGCGTGGTGCCGTGGAGGGGCCGCCAGAAGGTGAACCAGGCGGCGTTCTCCGGGTTGATGTCGGGATAGGTGGCCGTGTCGTGGCCCTGGAAGCACTCCCAGGTCTGCCCCTTGGCGTTGCGGATGTCGCCCACGGTGTAGGCGCCCTCCGCCCAGTCCTCATATAGCCCCGAGGCCCGCAGCCGCTTGCCGTCGGTGTCGATGGCCGCCCCGGTCAGGTTCTGCCGGGCCACATAGATGGCCGATGCCAGCGCGTCGTATACGTTCACAGTGACAACCCCCCTCTGAATCGCTTCCTCGATGTCGTTCAGCCGTTCCTCCACGGTGGGTGGCTGCTCCGGCTCCGGGGGCCGCTCGGTGGGCGTGATGCCGGTGAGCACCCCGTCCTCAATCACCAGCTCGCACCAGCCCATGCAGGCCCACACATCGGCCTCCAGGCGCGGGGGGACGGCGATATATCCCTCCTCCCAGCACTCGGTCCGGTGGCTCTGGCTCTGGATGTCGTGGCGGCCCTGCCCGTCCGACTCCCGTTTAATGATCGTGAGCATTTTGATTCCCCCCTCAATAGATGGCGATGTACTGGTAAGCGACCCCGCTTGCGTTGACTACTGGCAGGATTGCCTTGTTGGTCACACCGGTCCACTCTGTGGTGTAGCGCACCACGAACCCGCCAGCCGTGATCAGCAGGTTGGTCGTCGTACCGTCACGGGCGAGGAACACCAGCCCGTCACTGTTATCCCAGTCACCCCGACCAATCAGCAGGAGCTTTGGGGTCACGCCAAGGCTGATCGTCTGGTAGTTTGACCCGTCCCCCGTGTAGATGCCCTGCATAAACCCGCAGAACATGTCCTCCGGGGTCACCGCCAGCACGCCGTCCGCAATCCCGCGTCCCTGCACGCCGGGGGAATCCACCCTCTGCCCGTCGCTGACCCAGGCGGCATAGGCAATGCCGGAAAAGATCACGTCCACACTCCGCCCGGAATACGCCGCCGCCAGGGCAATGCCCTGGGAGGGGGTTCCGCTGGCGGAGGCGTAGCTGCCGGAGATGTCCACCACGTCCCCGGCGGAGATGGACCCGGACGCCGTGTACGTGCGGATATCCGCCTGGAGGAGCCGGGCCGTCTGCGCGTTCCAGGGGGTCCCCTCCTCTGAGGGGTTGTCCGCCATGGTCATGATGCCGGTCATGCTCTGGCTTCCGGTCTGAAAGTTCACCCGTCCGGCCGCGCCAAGGCCCGGAACCCGGTTTTTCACGTCAATCATTGCTGTCCTCCATTCCTGATATAGAGGGCCGTCCCGGCCGCGGCCCAGCCCATCCCGGCCCGTAGGAAGCTCTGGCCGATGCCTGCGAGATAGCTGTCCAGCTGCTGCAGGATCTCCTCTATGCGGTTGGCTGTGAGGTAGGTCAGCAGCTCCATGCTCTCCGGCGTGGGCGGCTCCTCCGGCACGCTGGCCAGCGCCGACCGGAGCGCCGCCAGGTTGTCCAGGTACTGGTCCATCTGCGCCTGTGTCGGGATGTCATACTCCGACCATGTGGGCATTGGGACGTACCCGGTGTGGTACCCATACGCCCGGAACATTTCGTCTAAGGCCTCCATGGCGGCGGTGACCCGGTTGAGATCCGATGCGTTATAGGTGCCCTTGGCGTTGCGCTCGTCCACGTCGCTCTGGAGCCGGTCGGTCACCAGGGTAGCAAAGTCAAAGCTCATGCGGTCTCCTCCTTGTCCCAGTACACCACCACGCAGCCCGAGGCGCCGGCCACGCCCGGCTGGCCGGGCTCAGGGTCTACCTCGTCAAGGGTTTTCCACCTGCCGCCAGCCGGGTTTCCCTCGTCATCATATTGAGGAATATAGGTCCGTCTCAGGTATCCGGGCTCTCCGCCCTTTCCTCCCGCGCCGCCGTCCCCGCTGCCCGGCTGGGGCGCGGCCACGCCGGAGCGGGCGTAGATGTCCCCGCTGGCCACATCAGAAAATCCCTGGGGGTACCGCTGGCCGTTGGCACTGGAGTAGACGCCGAAGATGGTGTTCATGCCAGAGAAGGATACCTGGAACTGCTGCTGGGGGTTGATGTCGATGTTGCCCGTCCATACCAGACCTCCCATACCATCCGCGCCATCCGCTCCCTTGGAGCCCTCGGATGTCCCTACACTCCCATCCGTGTAAACATCTTCCCGGTATACGGTGCCATCTTCGCCGTCCTCGCCGTCCCCGCCCTTGCCCACCAGGATGAACCGCAGATGGGTAGCGCCTTCTGGTGCCGTCCATGTACCAGCTTCTGTAATAATCTCTCGGCTTTCGTACATGAACGATCCGTCTGCTTGCAGTAGCACGCTGGAACAGTTTATAAGTACACCATCGGAGAATGACAAATCCTGCTGAATTCTTCGCGCTGTAGTGGCGGAACTCTCGTTAAGCCATACCACATCAACGTCTCCAATTTCGGAGGCAGGGTCGCCGCGTCCTACAATTTCCAGTTTGTTTCCGCCGTATGTGGACAGGATGGAGCGTGCGGCGGTCAACGCTTGCGCTGTGGTCTTGATAAACGGATTTTTAACAGATTTTGTCTCACTGGAGGCTGTGGAGTTACCAGATACGATATACTGAGTATTGTTTCCGTCGTTCAGGGTAAAGATGATTGCCGCGATATCGTTGTTGGCTTTCATGGTTGGATAGTTTACAAGGTTGCTAAGGGTAATTTTGCTTCCCTGGTTCCACATAGGTTCCGCTGCCAAATAGCCGGTCTCAGCGTCTGCGCGGGGCCATGTACCAGTTGCCATACAAACATATCTCAGTATATCTCCGCACGTCATGCCAACCACATCTTCAGCCGAACGAACACTCACAGTGGCATTTGAGTAGTCAGGGTCTACTGTATACATGTTTTCAAAATTTTCGCCTAGCTGGGCCACCAAGGCGGCGATCCATCCGGATAAAGTAGTAGGCAAACTGGAGGGTGGCATGAATTCACGGTCAGCCAATAGTCCCACAATATCAACCAGATCCCACTGCATGGTAACGCCGTTGTCTCCAGTTTTCCAACCACCGGAATATTGATAGAACACTCCAACAGATTTATACTCCACAGATCCGTCTTCTAACTGTACGCCTAGAGAAACCGGGATACCTTGCCGCTCCTCGATGGACTGGAATACTCCGTTTTTTGAACGCGGCTCAAACCTGCGGTCTAAGTTGTCCATTTTGATAGTGCATGTGCCGTAAGGCAAGGTCATGCAGGACACGTCTCCTTGATGCTTTAAGGAGAACTCCGCAATCATCCGGCCCGTCCATTGCTCGAGCAGGCCAGGTATAATCTCCGGAACCCGAATCCGCCTCCTAGGGATTGACCACTTGGTCACTGTTACTCGAATTGCGTCCGGATTGTACACCGTAAACCCATCAAGATGGATCTGTGAGGCCGTATTGCCGGTGAACTCCCGGGTGAAGTAGGCCGTGCCGCCCTGCCTGACCTCCACGGTGAAGTCCACCGGGTACCCGTCGTACTCCGCCGTGGGGAAGTAGACGGAGCAGGCCTGCAAAATGCTGACGTTGGCAAACTGCTCCTCCACCCACACCGCCGGGGAGAACGTCCCGTCCCCGCCGGACAGGACGTTCCCCAGGAAGCCGATATGGTCGCTTCCCTGGAGGGGAAACAGTTTAAAAGACCCATCTAATACCCACCGGTTCGGCTCCAGAGTGGCGTAAGGCACAATATCAATGTTTTTGTCGTGGAGTTGTACAGTATTGCACACACTTTCCACGCCGGAGCTGTCAACCGTGCCCCATTGCAGGTCAGGGTCGATGATATCAATCGCGGTACGTAAAAATACGCGGCGGGTATTGCCGACCACTGCGGCCTGGTACGCTTCGGAGGAACTAATCACTCGGCTCCACCTCCCGCAATTCCACGGAAAAATCTCCCCACATTGGAACCGGAATGAGAGACTCCATGGTCTCTCCTTCGTCATCTTCCACCTCACCCATAACCTGTCTGCTCCACATAAATTTAGGGTATGTGAAAGATGTGACAAGGAACTCACTCATAATCATGGTGTTTGAGTCCGGTGGAAGAAACGCGCATGTGATGGACTGCCGCTTTCCCTTCTCACACGCCGAAATTACTTTTGTCTTGTCAGTATCGTTGAAGTACCCATATTGATATGTAATGACCCACACATTACCCCGTAGCTCTCGGACCATTCTCCCGGTAATCATTTCAACTTCCACGGACAAGGGTTTCCGCTCTGCCGTGTAACCGCCGTTCCGGCTCTCAGGCAGCGTGACCGGTGTACCTGTAGTGTCCAATATCAGTTGTGTCACAGTGTCACCGCCTTATGTCGGGTTCAGAATTGGCGTGCCGTTGGCTTTTGCATAATTTGACAGGGGGCCAAGCAGATAGGATGCAAACTTCGTCCCATCCGGCATCATGAGGTTTACGGTAATTGTGCCGCCGCTCGTGTCTTGGAACGCGGAGGAAATGCCGTTTACCATGCCAGCAGATGCAACGCCTAGACCGGAAGAAGCGAAGTCCACATTAGCTGTACCGAAGTCCAGCCCACCCTCAATGTTTCTGCGGATACGATCATATTCATTGTCCCAGCCTTCTCCTAATCCGAGGGCCATGTTTTTGCCCATTTCAGAAAAAACCGTAGACGGAGAATGGATGCCGAGGAGACCTTTTACGCTGTCTACAATGCCGCTGAAAAACCCAGTTACTTTTTCGGTAATCCAAGACGCCATTTCCTGGATGCCGTCCCAAATCCCTCTTACGATATCTTTACCGACTTCAAGGATGCTTCCCATCAATGATGCTATACCATCTACGATGGCCTGGATAATAAGCGGTAGGGAGGCGACAAGCTCCGGTATTGCCTGGATGATTCCTAGAGCAAGCTCTCCTAAAATTTCCGCGCCCTTTTCCAGGATGACAGGAAGGTTAGACGCAATAAAGTTGGAAATTGCAGAAATAACTTCTGGTAGCTTCGCCACCATTCCAGGTATTGCATTTATGATACCGAGTGCCAGTTGCCCAATAAATTCAAGGCCGGACTCTATAAATTTAGGAGCGTTCTCAGCTAGAAAATTGAAAATAGCTGTTATTACATCCGGCAAACTTTCAATTAATGCAGGAATTCCTTCCAGAATTCCGTTCCCGAGCATTGTAAGCAGTTCGCCGCCTGCCT